TGCCTGACGCAATGTAGCGGCTATCTGCCTCTGCTTTGGTGTATGTGTCTGCAACTGCGAACGTGTTGTGTACGACAATGGTGACCTCGTCATCCACTGCACACTGCTCGTTGAGGATCACACTGCCACCACTAGATGCATTGTATGCTGTGGGTGGTAGAAGGACTCCGTTCTGGTAGACGTCTACTGCGCCTACGCCATAAACCGCGCTAAACGTGTCCTGGTTAACTGTAGCCACATATGTATATACGCGGCGTACCCCTTCAGAAAGGGAATGTCCTATGTATGCCATGTGTGTTTATCCTAATAATCTGTAGCAAGCCCACGTGTACATATCTATGCCAGTCCCTGGGTATACACTTATGTTATCCGCGAATATCTGAAGATAATCATTAGCTGCGCATCTGTATTCAACGTAACCCTTGTTAGCGCGGTAGGTAACGTAGCTTCGCGCAAATCTTGTTCCGTTTAAGAGTACATTAACGTGAAACTGATCTGTGGCATTAGCCGAAAGAACAGAGAACGCAATTGAGTACACCCCATCGACAGGACAAACGAAACGGTGAGTTGAGGTGTTGTAGTGTGACCCATTAGATTGCACCACATTATTAAATGCCATCACACCAGTGTGACTAACATAGTTGGCACCACCGCCGAGATCTACTAACGCCCAAGGCTGGTCAGGCATAGTCACACGACCCGCCGTGTCTATGTTCATCTTTGTCACGCCACCGAGCTTGAAGTGGTGACCATCGGCATTAACGTCGTTGTATATGATACCACTACCAAGAGCGGAATTAGCGTTACCCTTAGAGATTGTACCAAAGGTCAGTCCATCAGATCTTGTGACGCGGAGCTGATGACCTGAGTCGACAATCAGATCACCTGGGGCACCATCGTCCAGGAACGTGGCTAGATCATGTGACTTACCCATTATGTGATCTCCAATACTGACATAAAGACATCGCATGATGTCGGTGCACTTGAGGTGACTTTGATGCTGTCACCTGAGACCAGGACAACCTTTTGATCACCACCAACGACAACCAGGGATCCACCAACTGGAACTGTCGCACCCTTTACCAGGTGCGTATCGCTTGTCCCATCGCTGTGCTGTACGTCCACAGTGATTGCATCAGTGGTGATGTTCGAGCAGCTGAGACCAATGACAGTTGTCTGTGTGGATGATCCTACGGTCAAGTTACCTACGGGCACTGCTGACGTACCTACGCTGCGAGATGTATATCGTGTGAATGTATTAGCCATATTCGTTTGTCCTATTATCCAAGAGCGATAGCCATCGCGACGGAGACATCTGTCGCTGCTGTCTGAGCTGCTGATGCCACAGCGGCTGCTGATGCCGCAGCGTTTGCTTCTGATGTTGCTGCATTAGTTTCTGATGTTGCCGCTGCCGCTGCTGACGCGGCTGCTGCTGCTGCATCGGTGGCTGCTGTACCTGCTGACGTCGCTGCGTCTGTTGCAGATGTTGCAGCATTGGTTGCCTCAGTCGCTGCTGTCGTTGCTGACCCTGCCGCAGCTGTTGCACTCGAGGCGGCATTCGTCTCTGAAGTTGCTGCGTTGGTCTCTGACGTAGCGGCGTTAGTTGCTGCTGTCGTAGCGTTTGTTTCACTGGTCGCGGCTGCTGTCGCTGACCCAGCTGCTGCTGTTTCACTTGCGGCGGCATTGGTTGCTGACGTCGCAGCATTAGTCGCGCTTGTGGTCGCATTGGTTTCTGCTGCTGCTGCGTTTGCAGCTGACGTGGCTGCATTGGTCTCAGAGGTAGCAGCGTTAGTTGCTGACGTTGCTGCGTTGGTCTCTGAGGTAGCAGCATTAGTAGCTGAAGTTGCAGCGTTGGTTTCTGACGTAGCGGCTGCTGTTTGACTTGCAGCTGCTGCTGTCTGTGACGCTGCTGCATTTGCTTCAGAGGTGGCGGCTGCTGTGGCAGATCCAGCTGCTGCTGTGGCACTACCTGCTGCGGCAGTCTCGCTTGCAGCTGCTGCTGTCTCACTAGCGGACGCTGCGGTGGCTGAGGACGCTGCATTGGTCTCTGCCGTCTCAGCATTCGTCTCAGCTGTTTCCGCTGCTGTCTGAGCGGCCTCAGCGGCTGTCTGAGCTGTTTCAGCGGCGGTCTCTGCGGTCTCAGCACCTAGACGTGCAGCCTGGGCATCATCACGTGCAGTCTCGGCTGCTGCCTGGGCGGCTGCGGCTGCTGCTGTGGATGTACTGATGTTGGCGGCTGCGTTGGACGCTGCGACAGCTGACGTGTTTGCAGCTGATGCACTAGCGGCGGCATTGGCCTCACTGGTTGCCGCATTGTTTTCACTATCCTGGGCAGCTTGCTGTGATGCCAAGGCCTCATTCTTTGCCTGGACTGCGGCTGCACGTGCTGCCTCCGCTTCGTTTCGAAGTGACGTGATTGGGTCGACTTCAGTAACTTCGCGTCCAGCAATTGCATAGAAACTAGACTTGGCACTCATTTCCTGACCTCATTATTCGTAGGTTGCGACTGGTGTCATCGCAATGACGGTCCCAGCTGTTTCGGCATCATCACTCTGGCTCTGAAGCTCTGCCATGTAGAGTGCGAACTTCTGTTCGAAGAACTGAGCGCGTTCGTCGATGAAGTAATCAGCCGCATAACAAAGGGCACCATAGCAAACCAGGTCACTAGCAATGACGGTCATAAAGTTCTCGTCACTATCTGACGTCAGCTGCGGGATCTCAGCGTAGTAGTTCAAGAGTACTTCACCTGTGGATGGCTCAGGATGCAGTAGGATCTTAGAACCCTCACGTGTGAACCGTTGTGCTGGACCAGCGTCGCCCTGGTGTCTCAAAGGTACCATCTCACGCATTGTCACGCGGTCCAGGACACGGCCTTCAGAGTAGACATCGATCACCTCGAGGAAGTCATTAGGTAGACCGACAAACGAGGTTGCAGCGTTGATATTGTAAGACACCTGCTTCTCCATCGGTGGGATCCGCAGGGTACGGTTGATACGAGCAAACGACTGATCGATGAACGTGTCAGCCAGTGCGTTGGATAGATCGCTGCGGTTCATTAGCGCAATCAGGTGCGCCCTTAGCTGACCTTTGTTCATTTCTTATGCCCTTTGTGTTCTTCGTGGCTTTGCTTTTGGCTTCGGCTTTGCTGTTCTAGCAGCGCGTGCAAAATCAGCATCAGTAGGTGCACCCTTCTGGCCTTTCTTGCGAGGCTTTTTGCCAGCCTTTTGGTTAGCGTGAATATTTGCATACAGACCTCTACCCATATTCAATCCTCTGCCTTCTGACAGCCAAACTTGCTGCATGTCATTGGTGTCTTACAGGCCTTGCAGGGTTTAAACTTACCGCTCTTGTACATGGGTTAGATCCTCTTCTCAGTTGCCATGAAGGCATCCAGGTTTTCATTCTTCAGTTTCTTGACGATCTCCTGGCCCGAGGCTTCCCATACGTTGAAACCTTCGCGCATCCACTTCTCGACAATAACGACGGGGATCGATGCAACACGCATGAAGTCACCTGTCGGTTTCTGCGTGGACTCGTTCCGCGCATTCTTCAGGTCGTCCAGGAACGCCTGGGATATATTCTGTGATGTTTGGCGAATGACGTTCTTACCGTCCTGGTGGAAGTCCTCGAAGGTTCCTGTCAGGTCGACGGCGTTCTTATCAATTAGCTTACTCATTGCTATCTCCTTGGAAATAAAAAGAGGGCCACCCAAGTCGTCCCAGGGTAAGGAGAGCGAAAACCCCAGGGACGACGAGGATGACCCTCATCAGATGACCCAGGCCCGAAGGCCTGAGCTATGTCTTAGGTAAGACCTGTGATCTTCACAGAGTCACCGAAGTTCATGTGCTTACATGAGTATTCACCGACGATGCTGTGGCGATCTGAGTCACCGTTCTTCGCAAGAAGTGTACGTGCGAATGGACGTAGTACACATGTCTTGAACATCGCTGGGTCGATCAGCAGAGCTGTGTCAGACGCCAAGTGGCGGTTCAATACCACGCGGTACTCACCATACGGACTCACGTACAAATCAATGGCGTTAACCAATGTTTTGCCCTGTGCGATCTCACGGTTACGACCCGCAGAACCTGCGAAGCCAGCAACAATCTGTGCGTCACCTGGTTTGATCATCAATGTGTTGACGTCAGAACCGTTGTCGTACGCTGTTTCACCAGCTGACAATACCATAGCTTCTGAAAGAGCTGCTGGTGTTGCGTTGTTCTCGTCAGTTGTGATCTGGTTGATGACTGACGCCATCTTACGAGCAACTGAGCCTGAACCTGTGACAGCTGCTTGGTCACGACCAACGAACGCTGCTTCGATGTCACGCTTGATGGCTTTTAGTGCGCGGCCCAACTGGTATGCAGTTTCCTTCGCACGACCATATGTGGCGATTGCGTCTGAAGTTGCAGAAACCTGGAAAGACTCTTCTAGGATCTGTGTTGTGTTCGAACGCATTGTTGTCGCTGTCAATGTTGACATCGTTGCGTCGGCCCCTTCCACGATGGCGTTGTCAGCATTTGCTGCACGTAGCGCATCTTCTTGCCATTCGAATACACGAGCATTTACTTTCTCGGTTTTCATTAGGCTGAACATTGGGCTGTCTAGGGGTGTGATGTCTGAGATGATATCTGAGACGTCTTCTTTCTTACCGACCTGGTCGTAAGTAGTAAATGTAGCCATGATTGGTTACCTTCTATTTGAGTGTTGTGAACTAGGATTGCTCCCATCGCGCCATTAGTGCGCTTGCAATGTCATCGGGATCCTGTGTCGAACGGGCGCGTTCACGCATCCGCTGCTGCTTCATCTCGGACGTAGCCTTAGGTTTGACTGGCGACTTCTTAGATCTCAGTACCTTTCCTCGGCTCGTCTTCTTGGCCTTAGCCTTCTTGGACTCGATGGTCTTTTGGCTTTGGTCATACAGACGTGCTTTGTTAATCAGCATGATCACTGTTGGGTCGACGTATTGGTCAACTTGTTCCTGGGGAAGTCCGACAGAAACCGCATATTGACGGATGTCATTGTAAAGCTCGTTGCCCCAGTCTGGCAGCTGCTCCTCAAGTACTTTTACACACTCTTTGGCTGCTTCTTGCTGCTGTGCCTGGTATTGCTTTTGGGCCTCGCTGTAGAAGTTCTGAGCTTCCTCTTTGAGAAACTTGACGTCCTCTTCAGCTTCTTTGGCCTCACGGCGCAACGACGCAAAGTCCTCTGCCGACATCTCCCTCGATGCGACTAGCATGTCGATCTCGGAATACGGCTTGAACCGTGCTTCTGCTCGTTCAATAAGTTTCTGATAACTTGCATTTGCTCTAACGAAAGACTCTTCAGCCTCTTTACGTTTGGCAGCAACTTCTTGAGACTTACGTGTCAAAGACGCTTCTTGTCCGTAGAGACGTTTCAGATCCTTCAAAGATGCCTGACGCTCTTCACCGTCGACTGAGATGGCAACCAGGAAGTCATCGTCAATTTCGATTTCTTCAGGCTCATCGTCGTCGCTGGCTTCTTCAGCTTCCTCAGGGTCTTCGTCTTGATCTTCTTCTGGCTCTTCGTCCTCAGTGTCTTCATCAAGTTCAGTGACGTCCTCGTCAGTCTCCTCCTCTTGGACGTCATCTGTCGCCTCTAGTTCCTCTTCTTCAGATAGGTCTTCACCGTCTGACCAGCGGTCTAGGATGGCATCTGCGGCATCTGACAGATCGTCAAACGCGCGTGGTTCGGTTGCATCATTTTGGACGTTACTCATGGTCCTGTGCTTCCTCTTCTCGGTTGTTGAGTTTCATTAAGATCTCGTCTTTGACGGCCTTGTTTTCCTTCAGGCTGTTCACCACGTCGACCAGGGATCGATAATGGCGATAGATCTGTTCGCGCTTCTCGTGCGCATCTGGGGCCGAGTTGACAAACGCCTGGAACGCTTGCTCCACTAAGTGGTTTGTCACCTGACCAAATGCATGGGACGACAACAGCTCATCTGATGCCGTTCCAAGCTCAATTAGCTCTTCTTCGGTTTTCATCTGCTCTCATTGGGGTTGGGGGCTGGGAGACCCGTAGGTCTACCCAGTCGGTGATGCGATTGCGCGGACGTCGTCTGCGTTTCTCGCGATCTCTAGCTCGGCCTTGTCGACAAACTGCTTGTGCTCGAGTTGAGCTTCCTTCAGATCGACGTTGTCCGATTGTATTGCGAAGTTCTGTTGCGCCTTCATGGTATCCAGCTGCATCTTCATTTGCGCGATTTGTGCGTCCATCTGCGCCTTCATCTCCGCAATCTGTGTTTGACGCTCTTGCAGCTCCATCTGTTTCTGCTGCATCTGCATCGCCATTTCCTGTGCTGGATCTGGCTGTGGCGGTGGCAACTGGTTCGGCGGCGTCAGATAGTCTGACACGTTCTTGATCCCGTTGTTTTCCATCACGTGCGCCATAAGTTTGAATTGGTTCTCAGGAGTGTACATCGATGACAGGGTTGGATCCTGTGACATCAACGTATGCAGTGCCAGGTACTTCTGTGCTTCCTGTTCCTGTTCGCCGTAACCTAGATGCATCTCGACGACGACATCACGCTTAGACTTCCAGTCAGCTGGAGACACAGCAACATAGTTCCCTGCCAGCTCCACAATCTTTGTCTCTGGCTCGTTCTCGATCACCAGCTGGTAGATCATCTGATACAGAGGTTTCAGGAAGTTGTTAGCGAAGTTACGTGCAATGATCTTCTGACGCTGCTGGGACATTGTCGCCAGCTGCTCGACCATAGCTGCTGAGTTCTGCTTGCTGATGGCATCCTTGTTGAGTCCCTGGGACAAACGAGAGACGCCTGTGGTGTCTTCTTTGTCTTCGTCCAGCATCTGGATTGTCTGGAAGATAAATGGGTTCAACGGTGCCTGTGGCATCGGGGTGATTGCATCAGGGCGTGACACATTGACGATCCCGCCGACACGGTTGTCGATCAACTCGCGTGGGTTTGTTAGACCGCCTTTGACGACCTGGTAACGTGGGTTGTTTGTGATCATCGCGTGATCCAGGATCGAGCGTGTCAAAACTGTGCGCGCATTCTGAATCGGGACAACCTTGGATGCAAAGTTGTTGCCATAGAACGCATGAGGGATCGGCAGAGGAACGAATGCAACGAACGGGCGACGTGTCACCTGTTCCATCTCTAGCATCACGTTGCCAGCCTTGACGATACGGTACAACTCAGCGACGCCAGTGGCATCGGGATCGAGCATGATGTAGCACTCATAGACTGTGACTTCACGCACCTGGTCTTGGTAGCCTTTAGCGTTGAATCCACGATCTGAGCCGATGTTCTCGTGACGTGCCAGGACCTCTGGATCCGTCTCCATGTCGACGTGTTCATGGTCCCCGATCTTGGCGATCAGTTTCTCGTCGTAACCTGCCTCACGCAGCTCTGAGATCGTCTTGGTCGTACGGTGGGCACAGAATGACGCTGATTCCAGGTCACGACACTGTGGCTCAACTACGAATTCTTCAGGCCCGATGCTTTCGATACAGACCTTCGACGCATCCTCAGATACGCGCAGTGTGCCCGAGTATAAGCCAAGCTCATCTTGCTCAACTTCGTCAATCTCGACGTTATCCTGGGCAAGTAGCGCGTCGAATTCCTCTTCCGTAAGATCTTGTATTTCCTCGAGGTAGCTCTCCGACCCATAGTAATAGAACACCTTTGCAATACCAGCTCGAGCGATCAGGCCATCGTGGATGACAGACTGCATCACCTCGAAGAGGTTGTTTTGACGATTTGCTACATAGTCACAGTATGAAGTTGCTACATCTGCCAGGACGACATCATCGGCTGTCTGAGGCGCAAAGCGGACAGTCTTGTATCCTGTACTGAATGTCTCCAGTAGAGCTGCTTTCATACTCTCGACGGCATCATATACGTCCATGGACACATACTTCGAGTTACCGTCGTGCGCTGGGCGTGGCAGCTTCGCATTGTAGTGGTCGATTACACGCTGGCGTTCACGGCTGATCTGTGAGTCATAGTACCCGATAGATCTGCGGATGTTATCGTCCAGAATGTTGACAATCTTGTCATCTTCCAGCTTTTCATAATGTTTTTTATGCATGTTCAGACCATTCTAATGTAGAAATCATCGGCACTTTCTATTGGTTCCCAAACGCCCTCGTGGACGTGGTTCGCTAATGCCAGGGACATGACGCAGTCGTCATAACACCCCTGCTCGGCTTCCATGGCACCTGTCTCGGTCACAATGTACGTGAGCATTTCACGGATCGTGACTTTGTCGTTTAGCTCGATGTCACCGTCACGCACTGCTGCGCGTAGTTCATCGATGACCATGGGTTTGGTTTTTGCAGTGGTAGAGAAACCAAGTTTGACAGTCTCTTTGTCGGAGATCTTGTCGACCTGGACCTCAGTGTAGAAAGACGGATAGTTCATATCCTTAGCTAACCTGGTGCACGTCAATAGACCGTGACCGTTGTTCTCAACACAGATGTGAGCCGTGTTGTAAAACATACCTAGGTGGTACAGGACCGTGGCATAATAATCAGGATGTATATGACCACGCCATGTTGCAACTTGTCGTTTCTTACTGTCGAGTACCTGGGCAACACTGTAGTCACCGCCACGGACGCCCATAGCGACGTCAGCACCAATGACATACTGTTCACCTGGGTCGTGCTTACGATACATCGTTAGCTCACCCCTGGCGTTGTTCAGCCACTCTTCGCCCTCTAACGCTAGACGCGCCTCAGGGTCCCTGGCATTGCCCATGTTCTCTTGCAGCTGCTCAGGGTTAAACACGGGTCTACCTGTCGTCAGGAAGGCTTCCTCAGGCTCTGAGGGGTATTCCTGTTTGAACAGGTCGATTCCGTTCTGTGCGACCTTGCGACGACGGAACATCAACTGCTCGTCATCCAGGTCATATTTCTCTGCCAGCTCTTCCTCGTCTGGCGTACGCTCGAAGTTCTCGGGCACTGGCTCTCGATAGTCAGGATCCATGAACCAGGGAATGAACACTGGCACGTATCCATTGGTGCCTTCGACAGCACCTTTCCACAGGTCGTAGAAGATACCCGAGACACCGTTGGCTGTGCTCTCGACAAAGATAGCTGTGCCTGGTGCGTTAGGTACCGCCTGGGTCAGGCCGTTCCAGTTCTCCAGGGCCGTTGTCTTGTTCCAGAACGCAAGCTCTGACGCATGGACGTGTGTCAGCGTCTCGCCTCGACCAATGGCCTCACCACCAGCTGTCGCAACGACATAAGAACTGTCCAGAACGTCAAACGATAGTTCACGTCGTGAAGAGTACTTTGTGTGTGGCTTCAGGATCTCAGGGCAGTTCTCGTGATAACGCTTGGTCATATCAAACAAAGCTCGAGTACTGTCTGAATGGTGGGTAATCACCATGGCCTTTGCGGCCTTGCGCTGGGAAACACTGAAATACAGGTAGCCGCCCACATATGTAGACAGGCCCTGCTGTCGCGCCTTCAGGATGATGACACGGACCTTACCTTCAGAGGCCATCTGTTTGACGACAGCCTCTTCTAATATCTTTTGTGCAGGGCGTAGCTTGAGGGGAGCAATCTTGCCTTCCTTCGTTCTGATCTTCAGTGCCGACTTGGCATAGAAGTCAAAGTCCTCATAAAGACGCTTACGAACTGCAACTAGCTGCTCCTTAGTTGCCATCTGCTATTCCTCTTTGTCACCATCGAGTAGTGAGCTTAGGAACTCTTCGGCCTTGCCAACTGTGATCTCGGACTTCGCAACTGGTTTGACCTTAGTAAAATCGAGGATCAACTTAGCTGCTTGCAAGCGGTCTCGATTGTGCACAGGTGTACGCATGATTTCGACTGCGGTTTCCAAGGCCTCTTCGGCGCGTGGATCCTCGATGTCATACTCTTTCTTCATGATACTTACGACCTTCTTTGCTTCTTTTTGTGCCTTCTCCACGATTGGCTTTATCGTCTCTTTGGAGTGACCATCGGGGACGCCTAGGGGGCGACCACCTTTATTCTTTCGATTTGCCAGCATCTCCTGACGCTTTGCGCGGCCTTCTGGTGTTAGGTGCTGCTGCACTATCCAGTTGTTTGGACCTGGTCGCGCTAGGTTTGGGTTTTTTGGCTTCTTTGGTTTCTTCTTTCGAGGCTCGTTCGGTACGTGACCCATCTGTCGTCTCCACTAAGCTGTTTATGATGGACAGTGTCTCTGGACATTGCTTGCAGAACACAGGTGCAGGGATCGCATAGGCAATCTCACGCAACATTGTGTTCTGCTGTGCTTTGGTTAGGAGCTTTGATGACTTCACGACATCAATAGCCTCTAGGATTGGAACTAGGTCCAATGCCGTTTTGTACATTTCGCTCTCCTTGGGGGTCTTATGCAGACAGTGCTCCAGGCATCATTGGTTGGTTCAATGCGCCTGGTGGCATTTGCTTTTGCTTCTCGTCTTCTTCGCCCTGGGCCAGCATTGCAGCAACAACAGCTGCCACTACTGCCAGAGGATGACTGTAGAACTGAATCTTTGGGTCTTTCGCTTTGTTAAACTCAGACTGAATCAATGCAGTTGTCTTAGGCATCACCTTCTTGGCTAGTGATGGGTTCATCAGATAAATCCAAACTGGATCCACTGCTGTCTCACGAATGTTCTCCATGTACTCAGCGTATTCAGACAGGTTCTGTTTGTATGTAAACAGTTCTGATTCACTTGCACCCTCTGCCTTTGCCCGGTCATGTTGTGCAATCAGTTTTCGCACGTTACGGACCGCAGCCCTTTCCCCGGGATTGTTTGTCGTAAACGCATCCAGGTTAACTTGCACATTGCTGATCTCTTCAAGAACGGCATCGCGCTGCTTGAAGTTTGAGTTCATGACGAGTGGGTAAAGAGCTGAACCCGCGAACGAGTTCGGCGTGACACTGTCATTTGTTCGGCTGACAGGGTTAGCGAATGGCGTGGATTTACCTTGCGCACCGCCTTCGATGTTACCGAGTGTCAGGCCATGAGATATCTCGTGTAGGAGATACATCAGTGCCTCAGTGTCATTGACTCTTGATCCGTCTGGTCTCTTTGCACCTGGTTTCAATGCAAACACCAGACCTTCGAAGCCCTTGGCTTTCGGATCTAGATACCACTTTCCGAATGGATCGAGTTTCGTTCCTTTGTAGAAAATGGCAGCTGTGGATCCAGCACCTGGGAGACCTTGTCTATCGATCTCGTTGTTCAGGGCTTCCATTGAGTTAAACAGACGAACTGTTTGACCCATAGCTTTGGCGAAACTTAGAGCGGTTTCCATGTCCTGGATCCCGTTCTCGAATTCACTACCTTTCTTACCTACCTGGTAGGCTGCTCGATGACGAGTTAGGGCTTGCTTAATACGCCCGAGCGTTGTGACGGGTAGAGAGCCGCCAGGCTGGGATCCTGTTGTGTCTCCGCTGCCAGCTGTTCCCTCATTGCCTCTTGAGAGGGCTGGGAAGAGGGCTGGTTGCGCCTCGACTGAGCCAGGGCCACTAGACCCTCGATAAACTCCTTCATCTGTTCCTGGGGAACTTGGCTGATTATTGACTGCTCCGTCTCCGTCTGGATCGGGGAGTGCTTTTTGGATTTGCTCATTTGATATTCCCTCGCTTTCCGCAAGCATGATTGCAGCATCTAGATAGTCATTATCTGCGCCTCTTCCAGGGGCAACACCTAAATGTCTAAATAGTTGTTTCTCTGGATACCACATTAATGCCTGGAAGTCAGCTGTGGAAATGTCATAGCCAAGATCACGAAGTTTCGCGATTGCAGCCTTTGTGACGTCACGCATGTACGCGCGTTCACTTGGGCCTTTTGGCTGTGCTTGCAGCTGAGGATCTAGGTTCTTGACCATTGTACCTGTGGCTTTGAACAGCTCAGGTTTTGGTACTTTCTGCTTTGTACCTTTCAGCTCTTGTGACTTCTTACGGAAGAAACTTTGATACTTACTTTCGGCACGTCTGACAAAATCATCCAGTACAGCGTCATCTTTAAGAGCACTGCGTTTGATGCCCATATCGCTGAGAACTTCGTTTGTGATCGATTTCTCAAGTTGATCCTGGTTCTTTAGCTTCACCGCTTCACGGATACGTGCACGGTTCTTTGACACATCTTTCTGTGCCTCGAACGGACGTCCGACCATACGGTTCCACATACGCATCCACCAGATGTCCATCGTCAGTGGATCGTAGTTTCCACGGATGTTCTGGTAGAAGCCCTGACCAATCTTTGGCCCAATGATGTATGAGCCTTTGACAGGGGCATTTGCACCCTCTGATGATGGTACCTTGATTTCTGTTCCATACTGCGCGTTGAACTTGCTGATGTAGTCGTTCAGCTCTTTCACAGTGAAATCGGAATCCAAGAAGTCCTGGATCGGCATGTTGGCACCAGATGCCTGGTAAGCATTGAAGAAGCTGAACGCCTCGGTCATTGCCGCATTACGTTCACCACCTTTGCCCCAGGTGTCTGTTGGCATCTTACCGTTATCCATAAAGTAGCTGAATACTTCATGTGCATACTGGAAGTTGTCCGCTACCGCCTGACCGTTTGATGTAACAGCCAGGGCAAAGTCAAACGCTGCTTCAGCGTCGGGTGACTGTGTGACCCGTGGGTCTACTAGAGACACCACTGCTTTCGCTGCTTTCAACTTACGGTCATACCATCCGATGGCATTAGCGTCACTTTGAAGTGCGTTGACAGCCTCGGTTGCCATATATGTTGAGATGACGTCGATATTCTCGGGTGTGTACTCAAATGGCTCTTCTCGGCCTGTTGCCTTCTTCCACTTCTTGTGAACAAACGCTGCTGCCTCAACCAGGGTGCGTTTCTGCTCGGGTTTGTATGTCCCGTCACGCATAGCCTGGATGTCGGCCTCTGATGGTGAGAAGTTTAGACGTGTGACGTCAATTTCATTCTCTGGAACATTCAGTGGGTTAATGTAGTTTTGTAGAGCTGGTTTGCTTGGTGGCTCAACAGCTGCATCAAACTCAGGTTGAGCTGCGTTCATCAGCTCCTGGGCTTTTGCCGCGTCTACATCTGAGAATGAGTTCTCGACCTGGTGATCAAGACCATTGTCACGTAGGATCTGCTCAATCTCTGCATCTGGTACGATACGCAGTGCCTTCATAGAACCAGCAACAGGCCAACCACCAGCGTCGTTAGATGCATTTGGGTTGGTCTTGTAGTCGTAGCTCTCGTTGGGTGCGATCAGGCGATCCTGGACACCAGTGCGCATACCGTTTGGCAATACAGGTGAGTTATCACTTTCTGCCTGTGTTTCTGCTGATACAGCTGGGATCTCTACTTCAACCCATACGCGCTGTTCACCTTTGACCTTGGCTTTACCCTGGTCAAACACTGGTAGGTTTACCGCGTGAATACCTGGGCGCGGTGCTAGTAGTTTATTACCTAGCTTTGGACGCTGGTTCTCTGCACCAAACCACTCGCCAAATGTATAACCACTGGCTGGCCCTTTATCGCCACCGCTCTTTGCAAATAGAGGTAGGACCTCGCCTGGACGAGACTTCTGTACCTTCATCAGCTTGTACACTTTACGTGTTTCGGCAGGGATCTGCGCCTCGTCCAAACGTGGGGCTTGTGGTTTCTTTGGATCCACAGATGTAACCGTAGGATCCACAGCCTGGTCATACTCAGGCAGAATATCCTGACGAGTTTGCTGACGTGCCACACGGTCAACGTACGGTTTCACGTACGCATCGATGGCTTCTTGAGGAACACCTGCGTTCACTGCTGCTTCCATGATGGCTTCAGCGTTCATGACAGGGTTGGCGCCCAAGTTGCCCTGAAGTTTGTCTAATGCAGATGCAATGACAGCTTTGTCCTGGACAGATAGATCCGCATCATTTTGTGCCTGGAGAGACAAGGTTTGAGCTGCGGTTCTGTTGGCCTCGATGCCACGGTTGTAGTTCTCAGGTGTTGTCAGTTGTGGGCCAAACGTCGGTGCCTCAGACGTGACATCGGGTGTCGGGCTGTCCTGGGCAGGTGTTTGATCAACGATAGGCGCACGTGTGCTGTCGTTAGGCTGGAAGTCCAGACCAACGTAACCAGGGTTCTCTTGCTGGAACTGCTTTACTGCACGGATTAGTGGGCTGAGATCTTTAGCCTTACCGCCAGTGGCAACTGACTGCTCGTAATCACGGATAGCACGTAGCAATGCTGGGGGCGTATCGTTACGGGCTTTCAGAATACGCAAGATTCTCGCGACGTTGTTACGATGCAGCCCTGTGCCAACTTCCAGGGTGTCCTGGGGACTGTCTGGTGTTGGTGGGGCATTCTTACGTGTCAGCTCAAGGTTAAGATCTTTGGATTCTTGCTTGCGCTGTTCTTTTAGTGCTGCTTCTTGCTCTTTACGGGCCGCAGCTGCATCAGTTGCTGACTGCGCCATGTCGATCAATGACGCGCCTCTTGGGGTAGGTAGACCTGCGGACTTCTCGTTTTTACGGACAAAGCGGTCCAGAGCAGATGCGCGGCGTCCAGTCACAAAGTCAAACGTACGACCACCACCAACAATACCAGCTGTCGCTAGTGGACCGAGTGTCAAACCTGCGCCTGTACCAATGATGATGTTTGCGGCACGGCTAGGGTCGTAACTACCGTCCTTGATGAACGGGTTGAAGTAATCAGTGTACTGGCTGAGGCCACCTTTTAGGCCTGAGTTAAACAGATCTGTGACCTGGTTAGACATCATCAGCAAATTGGCAATTTCACTCGCCTCTTTTGATGGCGGTAGTAGGCGCATGACTGCGTCAAACTGCTCTTGCGTCACACGATCAGACACTTTGTTGTTGGCTGCACGAAATGCACCATCAGCTGGTGCGAAATCGTCAATCAACTGCGCCAATGACCGACGCTGTTTGGGTGAAAGGAACTGCTTGATCGCTGGATCTGACTTCAGAACACGCAAACGGTCAATAATACGCTTTCTTGCGGCTTCTAGAGCCTTTTTGCCACCCTTTTCGGACGAAACATTGGTGTCACGTAGGTTGTAGCCCTCTGATTGCGCAAGTTCACGCAATAGACGTGCAACATCGGCACCAGCTTGCTTTTCATTGCCTGAAAGTGAGTTCAGATCTGGTAGACTGCCGTCTTTGTTGACAATCTTACGTGTTGTCATGACCGCAGCTTCACCTGGTACAGTCGCAACCTCGGCTACGGCCTCGAGTGCTGCTTCTTTCCAGTCGATTTGACCATTCAAAACGTAGTCAGATGATGCCTCACCAGCACCACCTGTGAAACCTTGCTTAAAGGTCTGTTTTAGGATGCCACCGCCACCCTTCATACCTAGGGCTTCGAACATACCAACGATTGCGGCCTTGGTGTAACCGCGTTTCTGTGCGGTAGCCAGAATATCATCGTTAGCAAGTGCATCTTTGATTGCGTTTGGATCACTGATGTCGATGTCTTGCTCACGTAGGAACTCAACGAATTCACCAGAGAATGTCTGTGGTGAACTTGCCAGGATCATGACACCTGCACCCGCAAGTGGGTTACCTGTGATGACAGATGTACCAACACCCGCAGCAATACCTGGCGTAGCCTCAGCTGCCACCTCACCGATGAATGCCAAGGCTCCGATAGGATCCTTAAATGCACTTGATGCCCACTCACGAACTCCTTCGGCTTCTTGGAAGTCCTGGGCACCGCGCTGTGCTGTGGGTGACATTGGTAGTGCATCGATGCGCTGCTGCTTGTCTGACGCAGCCGCTAACGCAGCGTCACCTTTGGCACGTATCTGATCAAAACGACCACCCTCTTCACGCATCTCGGCTTTACCTGCTTCGATACGTTTGAAGTCGATAGCAATACGTTCTGCGACCTCAGGCTTGATATCATATTGACGTGCAATTTGAGTGACCCAAGCGTCGATAGGTACTCTATCAAGTGCCTGTAATTCGTCGTTATTACGGATCGCCTCTAGTGTTCCAGGGTACTGACCTAAGTGGCGGTCAAGGATACGATTGAGAGACGTCAGTGGGTCTACGTCCTGAGAGCGCAGCTGCTGAGATGCATTTGCTGCTGTATTCAGGTTTAGACCCTGACCTGTTCTAAGCACACCACGCTCAATAGCGCGTCCGACACCAGTGCCCTCTGGGTTAACTGGTGCTTGGGCAGGTGCACCCTCGAGCTGACGTTTCAGAGCGGCTAGAGCACCCTCTCGTGTGGCTCCAGTGACTTTGTATTGTTTGCCGTTTGGAGCCGTAATGAGAAACTCAGCCATATGTCATATCCTATGTGCCCGAGGGTGTTACTTCCTCGATGGTGTAGTCACCACTGTCAGACATCGTGCTAATCGATGCCCCATTTTGGACAGTTGTTCCGTTCTGTAAGTTTGTATGCATGACGCGGATCGCAGCCATGTAATCAGTGATCCACTTGCGCCAGATCTCTTCGCCAGCCAGCCAAGATGGTTGGTCAGACATGAAGATGTCCATCTCTTTCTCTGAGATCGCACCTTTTGTCTGAGCAATGTTTGCCAACACACGGTCAACCTTCATTGACTCAATCTTCAAGCGGATGTTCTCACGCTCGTCACCAGTCATTTGGTCCCAGCCACGTAAGAAGAATGATTGCCAACCAACAATACCGTCACGCTTGTCAAAGCCATCAAGAACATCCTGTGCGTTCTGTAATGAAACTAGAGCCTTTGCGGCAGCTTCAGCGTCACCCTTCTTTGTTTTTGCGTTTGCGGCAGACATCTTACGCATCAGATCCTGGCGACGTTGATCTTCCAGGCGTCGAGCTTCCTCTTCCTGGTACCGAGCCATGTCTTGCTCACGGTTGTAATCCATGATGTTGCCATATTCCTCAATACCAGCTGAGAAACCGCGACCATCCAGGGCACCATCCATCATGGCACCACCGATACGGAATAGGCCTTCTTTACCCATGACAATCTTGTTGTTTGGGATCATAGGCATGCGTGAAGATTGACGTGCGTTACCTGTCGCAGCCTGTAATGCTGGTTGACGTGGCATCACACCATTTGCCAGCGCAGGTTGACCCATCGATAGGGGCAATTGCGTCTGTGTGTTTTGGTTCAGGATGCCGTTTGGAAAACTGAAGTTAGCCATTAGAAGATACCTCCCCAGCTGCTACCTGGCTGCATTGGTCCCTGCTGTGGGCCGATAAACATATCAGCGAAACCGCCTGAGTTCTGGAACCCTGCGCCTGACATCATACCGCCAATTGCGCTCTGGAACGGATCCACTTTGTTGACCGAGGTTGTGTTGGTCGTCTGAGGTGCGCGACCTAACATGCCAGCCATGTAATCCTTGTACTGGTTCAATCTGAAGTCGCGGTTGCCTTCGAAGTTAGCACGCGCGTCGTTCATTGCAGCCTGATCGTATCCTTGTAGGGCACCACCAGCAGTCATACCCATGCCGAAACCTTGGTTAGCATTTTGTAGACCCTGGTTGTATGCAGCTGCCATTGCGCTGTTTGCCTGGCCTTGACCTGCTAGGGCTGTTCCTGTGTCGGCAAATTGCTGTGCTTGCTGCTGCAAGCTCTTGTCGCGTAGGCTGTTAATGATGTCGATGTTTACATCAGCTGCACGATCTCTGAAGTCACGGTTGGCAATTGCATCCGCAACACCTGCGCGGCTCGAGTTCATGTTACCAGATCCTGACGCAGCCATGTTGATGTTGTTTAGAGTGTTAGACAGGGCACGACGGTCATCACGCAGAACTGCGTTACTGATGTCCTCGTAGTTGTCCAGGGCATATTCATTTGCAGTAGCCATACGGTCCGTGTTTGCAGCTGTGTTAGCCAGGTTTTGATAACCAGAGTAAATGTCAGCCGCGTTCTGCCCAAAACCACCAGTAGCATTCGCAATGTTGAATCCATTGTTGATCGCATTGACTGCCCCTGAACCCAGCGCATTAGCTGCACCAGTTTGGTATGCAGTTGGACCAGCTAACGTAGGTCCCTGGTAGTAACCAGCGTTCAATACGTCTGATAGGGCACCTTTACCACCAGATAACGCTGAGTCCACATAGGGTTTGTACTGGTTAAAAGACGCCATGTTTGCAGCGTTGGCGCGGTCAATGGCCTTTGACTGCTTGTTAGCAGATGCAAGACCTAAGGCCCCGCCAATAATTGCACCCCACATGGGCTTCTCCAATCATTCTTGTTGTTTTTATACCTGGACCCAGCTCGTGCCATTGTAGACAACGAGACCCTCGTAGTTGTTGCCGAGAGGGTTCCAAGGTGACACGGCATATCGCACCATGCCTTTTCGTTTTGATTCAGGCTCGGCGTCAGCTACCTGCGGGGCAGCGTCAGCCAATATTGAGATCGCCTGTTCGATCCTCTGAAGCTCGTCCTGGATGTAGAAACGGATCGATGCCTCGAGGCTAGGGATCTGACGTCGTGTGTATTTACTGACCAGTAGGTCGAGTTTGTCCTCTAACGCCATCTATCGTCTCCCTGTCACGACCAGGTCAATATCCATGCCTGACAGCGTGAAGTCGTTGACCTCGTTAGATGTCACCTGGAAACTGAGGTATCGACCAGATGCCCTGGTGTCGACCTTGTATCCTGTCTGAATGTCAAACAGCACGGGCGAACCATAGTTAGGCACTGAGTTCGGAACGTCATGCGCACCAAAGACAAAGTTAATCGTCGCGGCCTGTCCTGGGCTGGAAACCTGGGGATAGATCGCCTTGATCACCTTGTATCCTGACAGCGGGATCTGTGCCTCGTCCAGGTCAATACCTTTGCGCTCGAGCACAACCTCTGTACTGATGTCATCAGCGTACTCCAGGGACAGCGTACCTTTGTCCATGTTGTCAATCGCAAGCATACGATTTGAGTTGATACCATCAGCCGTGTTCTGACGTGAAATCATCAGAGGGTACTGAGTGTATCGGCTTTCCTGGGCAAGGTATGTACCACCAATCAAAGCATATGACGCATTGGTTGTGGCGTAGGTTAGGACCGTGTCCAGGTTCCCTGATGTACCAGAGATACAGTTAGGAAGATCGATGAAAGACCAGTTGTCATCACGATAGTTGTAAACAGCTGCACGGTTGCATGCGTCTGAGTCCATGTAAATCGCCATGTCATCACCTGTGTGATAACAAAAGTAGATCTCTTCGTGTAACGTGTTGTGCTGTACAAAACAGCGGTTGGCTTTCGACTTATCGAGACCGTTGAAAACGTAGTTACGGATCCGCTGGTCACAGATAGATTTACGTGTCACGCCGTCGTTGACGTAGATGTCATCATTGTCGAAAACGTAATGACGTCCCTCAACCTCGACCACACAGTTCTTGTTGATGATACCAGCGTCATCGAAGACCTTACGGAAGTTAAAGATAAATGAACCACCAACGAAATCCATCTGCCATACCTGGTCAGACGAATAGATCATAAAGTTGGTGCCCAGGGTCGCTCCATCAACGATAGGCGTTTGCATCTGCACCAGGTCGTTGAAACCTGCGCTGTTCGTTGTGTCTGTCTCGTCCCAGGTGTCAGGGACTGAGTTAGCTAGAACAGGATCTGAGAAGCGGACGCGGTTTGGGAAGGCCTGACCGTTTTCTGTCGTGTTCAAGGCAATCAAGAAGTCGCCGTATGAACGTATAGCCGCACAACGATTGTTGGAAGGCCAGTTCGGTAGGACGCTAAAGCTCGTCTGTGTCGGCCCACGATACACGGGTACATGATCTGGTCGGTTCAAGTACTCGACGTTTGCCAGGGTCGTACCAGTGACAGGATCCACAGACGACGCTGGGGTCGGGTTTGTGTAAACCTGTGTAACAGTAGCGTTTGCATATTCGTGGACATTGAAGTCACTGTCAGCAACCAGGATCGTATCGTATGCACCAGGCTGTGAGATACCCATGGCAAACACAGGTTCAAATGTGAACGTCTCGGCTGTACGAAAGATCGGGGCCTTCTCGACGTTACCCTCGGTGAAACGTACGTTCTTTGCTCGGGTAAACGTGTTGAACGGTAGGTTGAACGGGTCGATATCGGTAACTACACCTGCGGCTCCTAGATTACGAATAGGTAAGTTGGGCATAGGTGTTATGTCTCTCACTACGTGATCAGTAGACCCTGATGTACGATTGGTTCTTGGATTGCTTACGGAAAAGCCACCAGTTGTCTGGGCCAGACATGACGATGTCCATGAGCTGCTTAGGTCCACCCCAAATGCTGGGGTCATCACCCATGAGTTCCTTTTCGTCAGCTGAGATCAACTGCTTGTCCGCGCCGTACCTGTCTACCAGCATGACACCCTCTGTGGATGTCTTCTTGTATGACTTGGATTGCGTGGGCTTGGCTGATGGCTCCAGGGATGTAAAGTAGTACCCCTTGACGTTCACACGTGGATCTGACGGGAAGTCAGAGTACATACGGATCGTGGATGACGACAAGCTCTCTAGGTCGACACAGTATAGCGTTTGATCCGCAATGATATCGGGGACCTGACCGCCACACACTTCAATGAAGATGTCGAGATCTCGGGTTACCCAGCCCAACGACAGCTTCCCATTACGCCAGGACCAGACAAGAGCGTCTGTGGCTTCCTTAGCGTGCTGTGGAAGACTGTCGAAGGCTTGTGAATAGCCTTGGTATCTACTGAGGTTTTCTGCTGATGTATTAATCATTATGACGGTACCGTGTATGTGTAGGACCCAGGTGAGCTGTATGTGCTCACGTTGTTGCCTTTGGTTATACGGGCGTATCCACCCGCACCTGCGCCACCATAGAAACCGCCGTATTTACGAGCACCACCGCCGCCGATGGAGACTGCAACAGATGTTCCTGGGACCAGGAGAACTGTTCCTGTGTAGCGGGTACCCGCGCGTCCACCTTCACCAGCGTTACCTGAGTGGTCATTCCAGTCGGGGCTATCTCCCCCACCGCCGCCTCCCCCCGAGCCGTAGTGCGACGCGGGTGCATCGCCACCGCCAGAGGAGTTACCACCACCTACACCCCCCGCACCATAGTGAGAGGCCTGACCGTTGTGGGGATCTAGACGTGATTGGTAGCCGTTGCGACCACCTAGGCCACCTGCTGCGGTGACACTGATAGATAGACCACCGCCTGAGCCGCTGAGGGAGCTGGAGCCACCTGAGTTGCCTCGGCCTGAGGATCCACCATCGTCGACCCCAAAGCCGCCTGATCCACCGCCACCAATGATTTCATATGTGACGTAGACAGCGCGGACGGTGCCACGGAAGTTACTCATGTGGAGACGTCCGCTCGTACCCACTGTGGTGTTATTAGTCGAGACGTAGGATCCACCTCGGTAATACTCGGACATACTGATAGGGTTCGCACCACCGTGTTCACCCTGGATCTGGGAGAACTTGATGGTACCCGTAGAACTAAGTGCCATACTTGTGTCCCCCTAAGTTATGCTGAGGTGTCGAATGCACTGATGTCAGCACGGACACGCAGGTTACCTGACTGGTCAATCGACATGACAGTCGTGGTACCAACCTTGAAGTCCAGGCGACCATCGGATCCCTGGGAGATCGTGAAGGCACCTAAGGCGACTGTGGACACTGTGGTGGTTCCAGTCAGCGTGGGGGATGCGCTGGGGGCCTTTGTGTCGATCTGGGCCTGGATACCTGAGGTGACGCCAGTCACATAGTTCAGTTCGGTTGTCGATACTGTGGCACCATCCAAAAGGTTCAGCTCAGTTGTGTCAGCTGTGATACCATCGAGGACGTTCAGTTCGCTTTGGTCAGCTGTGACCGCGCCAGTCAGGTTCGGCAGTGTTGCCTTGATGGTGCTTTTGAGTAGTCGTAGGTGGTCGTCAGCCTGACCAAGGCCATCAGTCGACGCAGGGTTCGCTGCATTCAGACTATCGATGTAAATGCCAGTCTCTAAGGCCATGGCTTGGGTTCCTTACTTTTGTTTTCGCTTTTTGTGGGGCTGGGGCTCTGCTTCGAGAGGCCTGACAACAACAACAACAACGACAACTGTTTAACGCCTTTTTGAAATCGATTGATTGACGAGCGCACGGGGGTGTCGAAAGTCGACCAGGAGTCCCGTGATTGACATTGATTTCATTAGATCCATTGATCGACAATAGCTAAGTCGCTGTAATCGTTGGGTTTCTGATGTCATCGGATACACTATCCGTTGACCAAATGACGGACATTAGGACATTAGCCGCGCTTGCGGGTCTGTGTTGTCTGGATGGGCCTTGGTTTTCTTCAAGACAAATCGGGACCTGAAGCCAACCCAAGTCAGACATCAGTCATCATCAGTCAGACATCAGTCAGACATCAGTCAGACATCAGTCAGACATCAGTCAGACCTCAGTCAGACATCAGTCATCATCAGTCATCATCATCAGTATTGTCTCAGGATCAGGAACAACAGGACAGCCAACCAGATCACTAGAGTTATCTCGATCATTACCTGAGTTCTTCCCAGTAGTACTGATAGATCTCTTCAAGTGTACTTAGGTCATCATCAGTTGTCTTTGGGTGCTCTTGGTCTTCGGTTACCTGGTCATCAGCTTCTATGTCATTGACAGTGGTGGTGGTATCACTAGTCCACTTCCAGTCAGCACCAGCTTGACCTAAGCCAAACATGAGCTTGGAGCTGATGTTTGTCTGTTGCTGGCGTAAGCCATGCTGTTGTGTCATGATCTGATGTCTTTCTCTATATGTCATCACAGGTCACCGTCCTGTGTTGTCCTCAGTGGCTGGGAGGAGTCCACATAGGTACACTGGTGCTCGGTGACCTGTGATGTAGGAACTGACGTATCGTCGGGAGGTTACGTCGTCAGTTTGGTTCTAGGATGGCACACAGGTACCATTCCTTCGTTAGGGGGTCCCTTAGTACCCACTTTAGTTTACTGGGGTGAGCTGAGGTATACTAGGAAGCGTAAGCACCAACCACAGATGGTGAGCTGAGGTATACTAGGAAGCGTAAGCTCTGGGGCAAAGAATGAACGCACAGTGTCCATAGCGTGAACGCCTGTGCATAAGTATTGACACATAGGTGTCTATGCCCCACGTATCACAATGTATTCGCGGGACAGATGACCAAGGATATGCAAGAGAGAGCCAGGGAGATGACCATAGTACACCATTGGTCGCCCCTGGCTCTCTAGCTTTCTACCTATTCACACTGCTTCTTGCCAGTCAGTGGGTCGTAGTAGCATGCGCCACCGACCTCAGACTCATCATGTTCAGTGACCACTGACGACACCTCTGGTGCTTCCTCAGCAGCCACGTCCTCTGACGATGCAGCGTTCAGGATCCCGTAGCGTTTACCAGCTGCACGGAACGTCGTGCACCCTGAGGCACCACCGTCGTATGCATCCATGTAGACCTGCTTGAAGTCTTCCCAACTGACGTCATCACCTACATTACACGTCTTGCTACACGCAGAGTCGACATACTCAGACGCTACATTTAGCACCTTCACGTGATCAAACACTGACAGCTCGTTTGCTGTCTTACCTTTGATGCCCCACTCGCGGAACGCATAGTCTTCCACACGCTCATCACGTGGCCCGTCAAAGGTCTGGATGCGTCGGTCATAGAAGTGGCTGAACACTGGCTCAATCCCAGAGCTTACGTTGTCAGCAGACAGCGAGATCGTCCCAGTAGGTGCAACTGACAACAGGTGCGAGTTGCGGATCCCATGTGCCTGGATCTGATCACGGATGTCATCTGGCAGTGTACGAGCGAACGCACTGTCGAGCATAAGTGTATCGAACAGTGGAAACGGGCCTTTCTCAATCGCCAGGTCAATCGATGCACGGTAAGCACCATCACGGATGATCTGCATGATTGTCTTGAAGACATGTAGGAACCCTGGGGATCCATACTCATGACCCATGCCCTCGATGGCGTTAGCAACACCTGTGACACCCAAGCCCATGCGACGCTTGCTCTGTGCCTCGAGCTGTTGCGCTGGCAGTGGGTACACCGCACGATCAACCACGTTATCCATGGCGCGTACAACGTGTCTGATGTCATCCTGGAGCTGGACATAGTCGAACGACGCTGGCTCACCACTGTGGATGCCATGGCGGCTGACGTATTTCACCAGGTTGAACGAACCGAGTAGGCATGCGCCGTTCGGTGGCAGCGGCTGCTCACCACATGGGTTGGTTGCTGCGATCTTCTCACAGTACCACAGGTTGTTCTTCTGGTTGATGCGGTCAATGAACAGGATGCCAGGCTCGGCCCAGTCCCAGGTCGAACGCATGATCTGATCCCACAGTGCCTGGGCACTGACAGTCTTGTACACACGACCATCGAACATCAGATCGAAGTCACCACCGACCTTCACAGCTTCCATGAACTCATCTGTCACGCCGACACTGATGTTGAAACCTGTCAGTGTGGTGCTGTTGTTCTTCGCTGTGACAAACTCTTCGATGTCTGGGTGATCAACACGTAGGACACCCATCTGTGCGCCACGACGGTGACCAGCTGATGCGATTGTCTGACAGACAGCATCGAAGATACCCATGAAGGATAATGGGCCTGATGATTTACTGTCCAGGGACTTGATCAGATCGCCACGGGGGCGAAGGGTGCTGAAGTCATAACCAATGCCACCACCTAGCTGCATGGTCTTTGCTGCTTGCTTGGCTGCATCCATGATGCCTTCCATGCTGTCTTCGATGGTCATCGACACAAAGCAATTGTAAGGGGTCACACGACGTGGGGATCCCATGGCTGACTGCACACGACCAGCTGGTAGGAAACGCTGGTTGTACAGGATGTCCTTGAACGCACGGTAATGTGGTTCACTGTCTTTTAGTGCATCGGCAACACGTGCCATGGCTTGCTTGAAGTCTTCGCCATCGGCGCGGTACTTCATTGCGTGGATCTCTTCAGAAATAGGTAGTGATGGGCCGAAGTGGCCCTGGTGATTACTAAATGTCATTTGGTTGTTTTCCTTCGAGAAGGTTGATGCGCATCTCGCAGTAACGCATGGCCTTCTTTAGATCAGTGATTTCAGATTGTACTTTGTCTTGTCCATCATAGAGCTTGGACCCAGCGCGGCTGACATACTTGATGACATTGCCACGCCAGAATTCCATGCTGTTTTGCATGATGAACACGATTGGTTCCACAGGCCACTTGGCGTAGTGCTGTGGGCGTTTGACGATCTCATTGTTATCCATTGGCATAAAACGCCTGGTGTAAGATCTTCTGTTCAGGTGTCTGGTAGTACTTCTTGAATCCGTCCTGTCCAAACATCTTTGTGTCCGTAATGAACTTATGTTCCACCAGTCTGCGCAGGTGGTCACGCACTGTTGACTTTGGTGCAAGCTCATTGATCGGAGACGTCGTGAATATCTTGTTTGCCTCGAGGGCAATGATCCACTCGTTAATCTTCATGCGACTGTCACCACAGCGTTGCTGTAGCTGCACTTCCTTAGGCGAACGCTCACGGTGCGCCCAGGCATTGTCACCCTTCAAGTAATCACGGCTGATGCCCTGCTCGTGTTTGAGCATACGATTGCGGATGACGTCCTGAACCCAGTCTGGGTACATAGGCAATCTAAATGCGTTCTCGACGCATGTTTCGAGTGCACTTGTTCTCATCTTTTTGGCTCCCATAGTTTTATCGCACCCTTCTCAACGTCCCAGTCTTCGAACCTCAGGATCCGAGCGAGACGCGCTTGTGTTAGTGCGTATTGGTAATTCAGCTTTTGCTTTGCGTAGGCCTGGACAACTGTGTCCCAGGTACACGCTCGGGCCAGTAGCTTTTCGGCAGTCTTGGCACCGACTGACGGACAACCTGAATATCCATCCGTCACGTCACCAGTCAGTGTCTGGGTGTAGAACCATAGGTCCGCATCCTGTTTACTGATGGTCATGAACTCACCCGACATCGGGCGGTACAGTTTCCCTGGAATCGACTTCATGTCCTTGTCATCACTCACCATGATGGTGTTATGACCTGGTGCGGACCCTAGGATCCCCATGACGTCATCTGCCTCGAGTAGAGGCTCACGATACCAGCGGTAGGTCTCCTGGATCCACTTAATGAATGCCGAGTAGCCTACGGGTTTCCTGGTCTTCTTGCGTCCACCTTTGTACTCAGGATCCAGGGACTTCCTGAAGTTGTCCTTGTCGGACAGGCAGACAACAAAAGACCCCGTCTCCAGGGTCTCGCATACGTTGTCGATTGTTTCCTTAAATATGCTTTTCGCTTGCTTCAGATCTGACGCCAGGGACCATATGTCGTCACCCCAGTCGATCTCCTCTTCAGCAGCGGCACATGCTCGATAGGCGTACAAGTCACCATCAATGAGTAGGACTGTGTTCTCCTCGGGCTGCTGCAAGTACGTTTTGAAGTAGTTCATCTAGCTCTGCCTTTGCTTCCATGCCATGCTCCGTGATCAGCCAACGGTTGCCCCAAGTATCCTCACCACAGTTCGTCGTAATAAAGCCCTCAGAGGCCGCTAGAGCGACGTAGAAGGCACCTTGACGTGCGAACTGACTGGATACTGTGAAGGGGCGTCTCCACGCCCTGTCGAGGACGATATAGACTGCCACTAGAGCTTCTAGTTCTGCCCCTACCTCAGTGTGTGTCAGCCCAAGTTCGGCCCACGGAATATTCTGCGGTAATGGGGATTTTAGTTTTGAAATGGCGGCCTGTTTCTTGCGCCATTCGTCGAGCGATATCACCGACATTCTCAGCGATCTCCTGTGTACGACAGGCAACCTGGATCTCGTCATGAATCCAGCCAACGATGTATGCATCGCCTTCGTGCTGCCTGTTGATTTCGTTGTAGGCCAGCTGCACCCACTTAGTGCATATGATTGCACCGCATGATTGCAGGAGTTGTGATAGCAACTTGTGCTCTGACCTGATGAACAGTTTCCTGCCATCGAGGCCAATCAAGTGACCTCTTTTGTCATGTGCTGCTTTGAGTCTTTGGAGCAGTGTTCCAAACGCTGGGATGTTCTTGTTGAAGTTCTCCTTTAGCTGCTTGCCGTGCTTTGCACCTTTGCCAGCTATCTTGCCAATCAGGGCATCACCCCCGCCGTACATCGTGGCGTAAATAAAGGTCTTCGCCTGGTCTCTAGTAGCCAGGCCAGCAGCCTTTTGATTGTGGGTATGGATGTCACCCTCGAGGATCTGCTTGGCATACTCACCGCCATCATTCAGGTAGTGGGCAAGGCACCGCAGCTCAAGGCCACTAAGGTCGCTACCAGTCAGGAACCAGCCGTCAGGGACCGTGAATAGCTCACGACACTCACGACCATACGGCAGGGTGGTTTTAGGCACCTGGGCCAGGTTTGGTGACGAATGCGCACAGCGGCCCGAGATCGTTTTGTTGACCTGGATCTTGTGTCTGATCTTACCGTCATCATCCTTCTTGCGTAGCCATGCCTGGGGACCTTCTGCCAGCTGTCCCAGGCGTTTCTGCACCAGGAAGTATTCTGCCAGTTTCTTGGCCTCAGGATATGGTAGCTGACCCAATACATTCTCATCGATCTGGGCGTGACCCTTCTCTGTAAACTTCTTAGGTTTCCAGGCATACTTCTCACGTAGACAGAACTCTATGTGACGACGTGAGCTTGGGTTGAACGCTACCTGCTTGCGCTTGATAAACGTCTCGCCTTTCACGTAGCCCAGCTTCGAGTTGTTGACCTTGGGTACAAACTCTTCAGTGACTTCCCAGGGCGGGAACAGCTCGTCCAGGCCTTGCTCTAACTCGTTACGTTTCTGCGCAAGTACGGAATACAGCTCGATTGCCTTAGGCTCATCAAACGTCCACCCATTGTTACCAATGTTATGACATATCTGTGCCATAGACATCGACAGGTCTATCGACTGAGTAGAAAAACCGCGATCCATAAGATGATCGTATAAAACGCGGGTGACCTGAGTGTCCTGGACGCAGTAGTCCAGCATCTCTTGGCTATAGTTTTCCCAACCGCCATCGTAGTCATCCTTGTAATCGCCCAGGCGTAAGCCCCAGGCCTTTAGGCTGTGGGATCCTGTCAGTTTCTTTGGGAACTTCTCGGGATCCTTTGTGTGACGAATAACGTCTTTCTCTGCCAGGTTTGCTTCACACAAGCGAGACAGTATGAGTGTGTCCGTGACTTTGCCTAGTATCTCAAAGCCAGGGTACACCTTCTGGAGTGCGGGGATGTCGTAGTCGATGATGTTGTGACCAATGACTTCCTCAGCATTCATCAGCGTGAACAGTGCTGCCTTGATCTCGTCGGGGCCGTAGGTTTGCACCTCGTCGGTCTCAACGTGTCTCAACACAATGCAGTGGATCTTAGTGATCTTGTCTAATAGTCCGTCGCTCTCCAGATCCCAGACCCAGCGGGTCACTTCGGTCCCTCAGTCAGAGTACTTTTAGCATTCTCTGCGGCCTTCAAGAATAGCATCTGTAAGCCGTACTCGAATATTAACTTGTAGGTTTCGTCAGGGACTTCTACGTCAAGTGTAGCAGAGCCGTCCTTGTGCTCTGTGATCTTATTTATGTGAACCGTGTAGTCACTCATCTGTTGTCTCCCGATCCTTTAATCACGCCGCGCTTCTGACGTGACGTCAGCTTCTCCACATTAATGTGTGCAAGCTCATTCATACTGATGCCCAGGTCACGTGCCAGGGCGGCAATGTACCAGAGCACGTCACCAAGCTCGTCAGCTATCTCTGCTCGATCCTTGTCTGACACCTTCTGCTCAGGGCCAAAGCTCAACTCATGATCGCGCATGAGCTTCTTGATCTTGCCCAGCACTTCACCAGCTTCGTTTGCGAGGCCCAGCGCAGGGTAGACCACCTTGTGCCTGTAGATGGCAAACTGTGCTGTGTCTGCCTGGTAGTCGTTCATTGTTAGCGGGTAGATAAACTTCTCAGAAACCATGGGTGCTCTCCTCTGGTCTTAGTTTCGGTCTGATTGATTTGCTAAGTTTGATGCGCTGGCAGTAGACCGCCGCGTCTCGATAGGTTTCGTAAAGAGGCTCATGGATCTCCATAGCCTGTTCACATTGCTCGTACGTGGGGAAGAGTACCTGTGCCCACAGGTAGCCATACTGAGCACTGGTGTACTCAATGAATAAGACTGTGAACCACTGCATCAGAACGGCACGTCTTCGAATTCATTGAAGTCATTGGTCTCGCTCAGACGCCCTGTGTCCAGGTCGTACTTGAGAACACCAGCTGCGCCTACCTCACCCGTGTGCCTGTTCTTCAGGACGACCAGGTTTCGCTTTCCAGATGTCGGATCGTCAGCGTCCACGTTGATGCCGATGCAGGTGTCTGCCAACTGCGCAATAGCATGTGACCCCCTGAGCTGGCTCAAAGACACTTGTGCTCCCCCTTCGTGTCCCTTGTCCCCTTGTGGGCGACGTAGGTGGGACACCAGGATAAGGCAGATGCCCAGGGCTTGGACCTCGACACGTAGCCTGGTCATTATGTCATCTACCAGACGTCGTTCATCTGACACACCTGAAGTTAAACCACTGACCAGGATCGATACGTGATCTAAACAGATGACCTGGCATCCCAGGGCCTTGTTCATGTAGCGTATGCGACTGATGATGACGTCCAGATCCGTGGATCCGAAGTGATCGAACAAGTAGAATTCACCAGCCTTGAGCATGTCATCAAACGCACTGACGATTTCATCCTCAGACGTGTCCTCGACACACACTGTGATGTTCTTGTTCATGTGTAAGCCAACCAGGCCCTGGGCGGTACGCTTGGTACTCTCTTCGAGCATCATCATACCGATAGGGAAACCTGACTGCTGCACGTGATACATCAGCTCACGTACGAACGTAGATTTGCCGACCCCAGAGCCAGCGGCAATGGTGACCAGTGACCCCAGCCGTAAGCCCTTCGTGATATCGTTGAGCTTGCTGTAAGGGTAACTAATGGGAGAGACAGCATCCCCCACACCTATAACCTCTCTGAGGTCGGCAGCTGCCACGATACCATCAGGACGGTAGTCACGAGCCTGGTGTATCGCCTGTATGACTGTCTTTGCATCTCCTTTCACAAGTGCCTCATTGGCATCCTTGTGTTCGCCCAGGTTAGCGATCTTGGCTAACCCAATTGGCAATGCTTCTGCACACTCGATGGCAGCTTCGCGACCAGGTTCGTCATTGTCGAACATAAGCACGACGGACTCAAACCCAGTCACATAATCGTAATTCTCTAGGATCGCTCGTTTAGCTGAGTGAGCACCGTTAGGTAGACTGACGGTTGCCCACTTGTGGTTCTGCATCTGACTGACCGACATGGCATCAATCTCGCCTTCACAGATAGTGAGGATCTTGCCGTTGGACCACAGGTGCGATCCAAACAGGGTCATCTTCTTGCTCTCACCAACGATTGAGAACTTCTTATCTTTGGTGCGGACCTTCTGCGCGACTGGACGGCCCTTGCTGTCCTTGTATGTCGCCAGCTGCACTGTTTCGCCACCCATGCGTCCGACCATGTAGCCAAACTTGCGGCAGGTCTCTTCGGTGATCTTGCGTGATCGAAGAGCTTTATACTCGCCACTGACCAGGGGAACGGCTGGTTTGCGTTCTGGCGTCCAGGTGGGCGTCTCACCGTCACCAGCGACCCAGGCACCGCAGCCAAAGCAATAGACATGCCCGTCGCTGTACATTGCGCCGTTGTCGCGGGATCCACACTCGTCACATGGGACGTGACGTACGAATTCGCTTTCGGTTGTCTCAACATTACTCATTGAAATCACCGTCGTTAGGCCAAGGCCAATCCATAATACCAGTCTTGATAAACTCACGTTGCGTGGGCGTCAGATCTGGAAATGCATATTGAATTAAGACACCAGACTGCCAGCGATCATACTGCTCAGTGGTTATGGGTAGGTCCATTTCATTGGTCTTACCTGTGAACGGATCTATGCGTTTTATCTTCATCGCGTTAACTCCCAGTAAAATAAAAAGGGGCGACCTAAGCCGCCCCCTCGCTCTCTCCTTGTTTGGCTTCTTCAAGCCATTCATCAGGTATGACCTTGTTCGCATACCTGAACCCGTGCTTCTCGCAGTACATCGCGTACGTGGTCGGGGAACCCTTGTACAAACGTGCGTTCTGATTGGAGAAGACGAAGCGGATGTCTAACTCAGGCATCTGTTGCGCGATCAGGATATGCTTTTGCCTATCTTGAACTGCCCAGATCCCTTTCGTTTCGACAAAGAAAAAGCCCCCAGGTTTTGGGAGCTTAAAGTCAGGCGTATACTTTGCCTGTCGTGCTGGAATGGTAAATTGGATCTTGTCCGTCTCGTAGAGGAGCTTGATCCCTGCCTCGAGTATCTGTTCGCTGACCTTCTTTTCCAGTCCTGATCTAAAGCCCAGCCGATAGGCAGCTTTAGAAGTCCTCAAGTTCATCATTCAGGTCGTCAGCAAACTCGCTCGAACCACCTGACGTGACTGTGAACCCATCGACAGCATCGAAGTCACCTGCACCATCACCAGACCCACCAGATACTGGGTTGATCACCTGGACGTTTGCCAGGCGTAGGCTGATGCCTTTCTTGGCACCATTAGTGTAGGCATCGACCTGACCAGAGACACGCAGCTCAGATCCTGAGAACATCGATGGCACTGACTCCAAGGGAATTGGGTTGCCTGATGCGTCATAGTACTTTGGTTGGTACTTTGATTGGATCTTAAAAGAGTACTCTCCAGTCTCGTCATCGATCTTGAAGGGCTTGTGGACTTTGTCCTTGGCACCGAAGTTTTCTGACGTCACCTGTTCAATCAGGTTAGTCATGTGTTTTGCATCTTTTGGTGCCAATCGTAATTCGACCTTGTACTTACCTTCAGGATCGAAGGCTGTGTCTGGTCGCCCAGGCTGAAGCCACGGGTATTGTGCAATGCCAGCTGGGGATACGAATTTAGTTTTGCTCATATGAGTCTCCTGTAGTGTTTCCAACGTGAACCTTTTCTACTGGTTCTGAGGGGGTCCCTTGGTTCAGCTAAAGCAATATTCGCTGTCCAGGACTGCTCGGACATCTAATGTGCCCTTCTGTGGGACCTGTGCTAGGTCCATGTCTGGGTTAGCCAGACGGTTACGACACTCGATCTCGAAGTTGCCCAGAACACAGTTGTCCTCGTACATGTCGACAATCGCGTGACGGATGCAGTGGTAGAATGACCAGGTCTGACCAGCAGCCGTACCAAAACTATCGTGGATCATAAAGAAGTCCTCGATGCCCTGCTCGAGACCGTGCACGATAGCCAACTGCATGTGAGCTGAGTCCAGGGAATGCACGAAGTTGGGGGCTATGCCAGCTCTTGCCTTCCTGGTGTCGTACGTGGGTCCGTCACTGTGTAGCGTGACCCTGGTCTGTTTCCGTAGCTTGGCCTCTCGGTCATATAGGAAGATCTTCACTCGTTTGACGTCAGGTTTGGTGTACCTTTGGACCGCTGGGAAACCACTGGGTGTTGTCCACCGAACTGACTTACCTTCACGAGCCAGGGCGTCAGCATATGACTGTAAGAAGTCCATGCCCTGGGCCACACTAGAGATGACCTTCTGCACTGCCTGGTAGTTGAACTTGGCTAGAAACCTGGCGTACTTCTCCTGGTCTCTGACGTCACCGAACGGGTGCTCGGGGATCGTCCCATAGTTGACGTCCTTTTGTAGCGGCTGCATGAGATCTTCGATGATCTGATCGCCAAACCCACGCTCGACGCTGCTGTACCCATAGGTCATGACATTACGTTTGACCGTGGATCTAGTGATGCCGTAGTCGAGCCATTTGACTGCTTCCTCAGATCCATCCTCAGTCAGATCCTGGATCACCTGGTTAGCCACGGTCTGGTAGACGTCCTGGCACTTATCGTCTGGCACCAGGTTAACCATGTGACCGTCCTCAGATGACCGAAGTGCCAGGGCATAGTGCTGGACGCCACTGTTAGTTCCATCCAGGGAAACTGGAAGGTGACACACAGGGTCGTCGCTAAAGTAGGCAAAGACAGCCGCCAGGAACTGGAACGGTTTGTCAGCTTGGGTCCACAGATCGAAGGTGGACTTGGGGTCGTCATTGACCTGACGCAACCACTCCTCATTGTCCATGACCCACTGGATCCGATCATCCAGAGATGCCTTGGAGATCTTCTTGAAGTCACCGACGTTAGCCAGGTGGATCGCAAGCCAACCTCTGTCCTCTTCAGCCACTGGTCGACCTCTAGCAAACTCAAAGAGTGCCTTGATGTGGTCATCACGGTGGTAGTTGAAATGGCTGACAGGGTACATGCGCCCTCTGAAGTCAAAGCTCCAGCCAATCCAGAAGCGATCATACTCAGCCATCTTAAAAGCCGACTTCAGGTCATCATCCATGACAACCAGGTTGGCAACTGACTCACGTCTCTTCACGTGCCAATCCTTTTGGTCCTTCTTCAGCTGCCGTTGCTGCTTCTCAGGTAGATCCTCGAAGTCTTCAGGTAGCTTAGGAAAGATCGGTGGTTCCAGCTCTGGAAACTTACCGAACCTGAGCTTTTCACTGACGCACCAATCCAAGACATCCAAGACGCGCTTGTTGATCCGCAGAGGGGTGTCCTGGAGCGCGTTTATAGCTTTGACATATAGAGGCTCAGGTTCTCTCTCAAAGTCTCTCTCGATGGCTCTCCGCTGCTCTGTGGTGGTCCTACGGATCATAGGTACCAGGGTCGACAACATCTCGTTTTCATAGACACCGCTGTCGAAGGCAGTCCAGGGCTTTGGTGGAACTATAAGTGGACCAAAGGCTGGCTCGGCCCAGCTTGCGTCAAACATGCGCTGACGGATGAGACCTTCAGCTGCATCAGTCAGACATAAGGTCCGATGTGTCTTCAGGTTCTCTTCTACTGTGGCGACATCGAATATCTCTGAGTGTTCCAAGACAGCATTCAGGATCGGACTAGCGATATTCACCTTCATCGACCTTGACCACTTATCAAACTTGAAGCCAGCTTTGGTGGCTATGATACGTGCGGCCTTGAGCCGATAGCGTTCACTGGAGTGATCTCGGGTCACCTGTTTGACCAGGCGTTTGAACAGTGTGTCATCATACGCACGTAGATCTTCAGCCCAGCACTCTAGTTCGACCCTAGATCCTATAGTGATCAGACAGCCAGCTAGAGTACCCTGCATCATCACGCTTTCGTAGCAAGAGTTCAGACCTAAGTAGGCTAGGGTGTCTGTGTCTTGATCAATTAGCTCCTCGTACCACAGGCTCTTTTTGCCAAGGCCAGAGTGGAAGCGTTTCGCGTCCTCTTCAAGTGCCTCTTTGATAGCTTTAGACACCTTGGGTAGGGCATCGGTTAGCACCTGGTGCGGGATCTCACGTTGGCTCGGTGCTAGTTTCTCTTGTCTCTTTTTGTATCTCTCTTGACCTCTTTGGATCATTTGCTGCTCGAGATCAGACTGTGTCTGAAGTACCCCTATAGTCATTCTTGTAGTCTCCCTTGGGTTTCTGAGGGGGTCCCTTAGTTAACCCATTGATATTATTAGTGTCGTTTTTAGGTGCGAAAGGGGCCTTTAGGACCCCATTAGCTTGGCAATCTCTGCACGTGTTTCAGGTGTCTGATGCACGTACTTAGCAGTCGTCTGAAGGCTACGATGGCCCAATTGCTGGGCTACGGTAACCGTAGGTAGCTTTAGCTCGTTAGCCATCTTGGTGGCTGCTGTGTGACGTAGGATGTGGAAGACAAACTCTTTGTCACCCTTGGCAATACGATAACGTGCCTCATCCCAGGTGTTATAGAACTTGCGGTGGCTGTAGTATTTACCTGGTTCGAACTCTAGGGCCATGATGGCTGCAAAGGTCTTCCCAGCGCATACTACGTCGCGGTCATCGCCGTTCTTGGTGTTGGTCAAGTGCACTGTGCACATGTCACCTTCGATGGTCACCATGTCTGGTGTGATCGATAGGATCTCGCCATGACGCATGCCTGTGTTCAAAGCAATGGTGCACATGTGGCGCATCCACCAGTAGCTGCCACCTTTGTAGTCACGTAGGAATGTGTCTAGCTTCTCGATCTCGTCGTGAGACATGTAGCGTACACGGTTAGTCCGCACTTTCGCAAACTTAATTTTGGGTAGCTTTTCGATCTCATCGAGATCCAGCGCATGCTTCAGGATTGCACTGATAGCAGCCTTGTAGTGATTGACAGTATTTACGGTTAGGCCCTGGTCCAAAAGGTGTAGGCTGAATGCGTGGATGTCACGGGCTGTGATCTCTGAGATCTCTTTGAAACCTACGCCGCCAAACTCGCCAAAGCGGTGCATCTTAGTGCGGCTCTCTGCTAGGTGCTTGTCGCGCCAGATGTTAGGACCCTCGGTGTTTACAAAGTCGATGAAGTTCATGTGTTCTCTCCCAGTTAGAACGGTGGCTCTTCGCCAGTGTGTGATGGTTTCCAGGGGACGTGATCGCGGTAGTCAGGTTCTTCCCTGGTCGGCTTAGGCAACGGTGGAAACAGCTGCCTAAGGAAGTCGTCTAGATCGTCATCCGAATACATGTGCTGCACCCAGACCGACGTAGAGCATGACAAACAGTGCCAGGCATCCAATGAGGTCTCCGAGCCAGTTCATGCTGACACCTCGTCAGGGTTCAATTTGCGGTGGACGCGCAGCAGTGCCTCGTGGGATCCGTCAGTCTTGACGATCTTGGCATCTTTGGAAGTATACTCGCCGTAGCCGTTGTATTCGTACAGCCACTGGTCTTTGCAGTCGTTGCGGACATATGATCCGTAGACATCTTCCCATTCACCAGTCTCAGGTGAGCGAACAAACAGTGTGTAATATGGTGTGATATTAGTCATTAGAACGGCACCTCTGTTTCAGGTGCTTTCGTGATGCAATCAGCGAAATCGGAATAATAACAATAGCAGTCTAGTCTAGGCATATCGACGCCAGCTGCGTTCTGTAGCTCAAGACGCTGTTTTTCAATAAAGTGGGCTTCTGACTCAGCCTCTAGCTGCCACTGTCTGGACCAGTAATCGTCGTGAATATATGTCATCGTATCAGTCTCCTTATGGTTAAGGACTGATGCTGTTCCGATGATATCTTTGGTTGGTAGCGGAGGAGGGACTTGAACCCCCGACACGCGGATTATGATTCCGCTGCTCTAACCACCGATATCTGGACGCATCGTCCGTACCCCCTTATGAGTCAACGGATACATCCTTGTCAACACTTTTGTATAAGGGGGACCCTTAGTGTGAGCAAAAAACACCGATCTACTTCTGATGCTGGCTGATTGCCATGCTGATGTAGACCGATGTTGTCAAAGTTGGCTGTTGATTACCTAAGTTTATAGATGACGACAGCCAGCATTCCTATTGTGATCAATTCGGGGATCGACACAGGAAATCCAGCCACGATAGACATAGGATCACCTTCCTTTCTGCTGAGGGGAATTAGTCGTGAAAGTAAATCGGGACGTTGAATCCAGGACATGCTTTGTTTGCATATTCGTTGTGTCCTGAGACACGAGTGATCGGGTAGTCTGCCTTCAGATCCTCGATCAGTTGTTCGACGGCCTTGAACTGTGCATCTGTGAAGTTGTCTGAGAACGCATCGTCAGCTGTGGATCCATGACCACCAAACAGTGCAATACCGATGGTGCCCTTGTTGTGGCCTCGAGTATGTGCGCCAGTTTGCGTCACTGGTCGACCTACTGCCACTGTTCCGTCGATATCCACTAGGTAGTGGTAGCCGATGTCGCGCCAGCCATTTCCATTTTTATGCCAGCTGCGGACCTGTGCGACCTTCCAGTCTGTGCTCTGGTCTGCCGCCCAGTCAGATCGAGTGGCTGTGCAGTGTAGAATGATCTCGTCTATATGACGCATTATGTTCTCCTTCGAAGGCTGGTGACAGCTGACATGAGGCCCCTGCCCATCTCACCTGGTGAGGGAGCCAACCACCCGAGGATCAGTGCAATGATGATCCAGGGCGGGATGTCAGTGTTCTTGATGTTGATACGTTCGACGTCTCGGGTCGTGACTGTGTCTTGCAGCTCAGTGACCTCGATGTCGCCGTCTTCTGTCCTGATGTTGGACTGGTCGTTTACGACTTGCTGGTTCGCTTCCTTAGCCAGCTGTGTTCCGACAGTTGTGACTGAGGGCCCACCCCCACCACTGAATAGGAAGGGGATCGAACCACAGGATGCTAGTGTAAAACTCATGACGACCAGGATGACCCTGGTGATCACTTACTGTTGACCGTGACGTAGGCAGCGACAACAGCACTTAATGAGCCATACATCATCATGAGAACCGCACTGGCCTCATTCATACGTGCGGGGTCGTGGATGACTGCCAGGGTTGCGACAATCATCATCCCCAGCGCAGCCCAGGTCATGCGCCGTTTGTTGGTCTGATAGGTGACCTTGTCTGGTATTAGTTCATTCATCCGAATACTCCTCTGTGCCACATGAGCGCGACCAAGGCACCCAGGGCAATCACAAGGATCAGACCCACGGCAACGATAGGTATGACTGTGTCCATGAATTCTTGACGTTTGCGCGCGGCTTCTTTCTCGGCCTCTTTACGTGCCCTTCGAGCGTCCACCTGGAACTTGACCCAGTCCTGGTAAAGCCCAGGCCGACCCGCGTAAATCATCAGCTGCCTCAGCTCATCCTCGGCCTCTTTGATACGCTCGAGTGCCATGAACTGATCCAGGTCGGTCCTATGGCCTTTGCCCTGCATTTGTTTCTGTAGGCTGTCTTTACTGTCGACCATGGTCCCTATGGATGCCATGACGGACGAAAGCTCTTTACCTGCGGTAATCGTTGCCTTGACGGTTGCATAGGCAGCGTTGAATGCAGCCAACTCAGCTATCATGGGTACTCCTAAGGTCTGCTCTCCCTTAGGGCTTTGGGACATATGTAGTCAGGTGAAACGCGATAGTATCTTCGGGTTCCATCCTGACATTCATATTTACAACTCTTGTAAAAACCTTCGTAGAACCCATGACCGTAGCCGACTATAAGTAGAACGCAGATCACTCGGAGGCCATCCGCTCGACGGCATCACGTATTGCTTTGATGTTCTCATCGATCCGTGCCAGGGAAACTTGTTGAGACTGCACGACAGCCTCTAGCTCACTGACGGTGATCTCGAGTACCATGATGTCTTGCATGTTGCGCTCGATGTCTGACATCATCATGCTTACGGTCCAGACTATTGCACCCGCCTGGATCAACAAGCCAAAGATTAACTGTAGTGGCACTGATTTAGACAGGTGCCAGCCCGTTTCATCACTCATGTTCTATGATCCCTATCCGATTAAGCGTCCTGTGAAGTAAGATAGACGACTATGTAAATAGAAGTCCTGACCACCTCCCATTGCGTGTATGTAAGGCTGAACGTAGTCACCTGCACTCAATGATCTTCGGTACGTTATATGTTGTGGAATATGCAAATCGCCCTGACCAGAGCTTCCCCCAGAGTAAGCTAGACCACGACTACTAACATTTGCTCCGTTAAGGAGAAGGGTAATTTCAGCGGCACCGCCGACATTCACCATCCTGTGCAAAACCATAACATTAAACTCATAAACGCCAGATATAGGTGCTGTAAATCTACCTGTAGAGGTATTGTAGTGATTACCAGTATTTATATCCGTTTGAGGGAATGTGATTGTACCCGAAGTCTGTGTACTTGATCCTGTTACATTATATGCCCAAAACGCTGGTTGTTTAGGCATCGTTACGTGACCAATGCCGTCAACCTTTAGATACTCGTTAAAACCATCGCCACCATCATGCAGACCACCCACAAGAAATGCACTAGATGCACTTGCCTCCCAACGATTGGCAACAACAAGACCACCCTCGTTAGGTGCGTCGAACTGGTTGTAAACTTTAGCTGCCCAGTCACCACTTGGGAATGCTGATGCTGAGTTCTCTGAATGATTGACCTCGAAGCGACCCTCGATCAAACCTTTGGATAAGTTACGTGCGTTACTCATGTGTGTGTATCCTTATCCTATTAGGTAGCCGCCCATTGCGGAGTGATCTCTGTCGTGAAATAGTGTCTGCCCTGCATAGCTAGAGGACATTGTAACATAATCGCCAGCCGCGAGTTTATGCGCAGCCGCCACAGTACATTGATCGCCTGACTGATGGATACCACCTTGCCCCGCAAAGGCTTGACCACCGTTAATTCGCAAGGTCCACCGTGAGTAGCTGCTCGATGCTTGGTAAATGTAAGCATAAAACATGTAGAGGCCCGCTATGGGTGCCGTAAATCTACCTGTTGTCGTATTGTAGCAATTTCCTACGTTGTAATTCGTATCAGGCCATATGACTACATCACCTGCATTGTAGACGGCGTATCCCGTCGTTGCTCTGTATGCTTGAAACGATGGTTGATACGGCATAGTCACACGCCCTGCGCTGTCAATCTCAAACCTTACCGCACCACCTGTACCATCTGCGTTTTCCCTAAAGATGCGGAAGTTCTCATAATAGGTGTCAAGGCCATACTGCTTCGTGTAGCCGCTGCCATTCTTCAGTGTCACACGACCACCTTCGTAGGTATTAGAATGGCTTGAGCCTCGAGATACAGAGAAACTTCCGTCTACAACCAGGGTGCCGCTAATCGTATCACCAGTGGTGTTCACATAGCGTGAATCCGAAGTCGCCTTGGTGTATGTGTCTGCGACCTCAAAGGTTTGGAACCCAGTGACAGTCAGTTCATCACCACCTGACGCTGCGGTTGTCAAAGTGACACTCGAGTTCGTCAAGTTGTAGTCTGATGGCTCTAGTAGCAAACCATTGATATGCACCCTGGTGTCACTAGGGGTGACATCAAGGATCTGGTTGTCTGCATCTGCACCAGAGAAAACAGTTTGACCTGCTGTCGCCGTGTATCGGTAAACCTTTGCGGAGTCTCGAGACACAACTGAGGTAGGGGCTGAACCAATGTAGGCCATCCTGGGTTCCTTACTTTTGTGTGTAGTGGGGGAGGTTTATACAGATGCCATCTCTGCGGCAGCATCTTCGTTGCGCTGGGCTGCTGTTTTGACCCAACCGCGTGTGAAGGCGTCAGCAACAATAAGCTCACGTGTTGCAGGGATCTGGACACCCTCATCGAGTGCGCGGTTTGTATACAGCTGGACGATCTCGTCATTAGCGATACGAGCGCGTTCTGTGATTGCATTCTCTGCCCAGTCCTGGGGTGATGCTGCTGCGTACTCGAGGCCCTTCATTTGGGTATCTGTAAGTGTGACTGTAATATCTGGCATTGGTTTTCCCTCTTTAAGGTTTCGTAGGCCACACGACGTCATCCAGGGACGTTGCTGTGGTTGTGATGTCTCGAAGTGCTTGGCGATACGCTGTCTGATCCGAAGTCATCGTACGGTCAGACACGGCCCACCAGTCAGTTTCAACCAAGCGGCGGTCACGTTCTTCACGTAGGAGACGCATGGGTTCAGCTGCTACCAGCTCGTCCTTCTTGGCTGACACAGATGCCCAGGTGACATCGTGGTCTGTGGTTTCGATTGCTGATCCATTGGCGTCCGCGCCAGTGATCTTGCGGAACATCTGGTTGAACTCCGCTTCTGTCGTTGGTTCACCACGGAGTACCCACTCTGTGACGCCCAGTTCGCTTAATGCGTTTGCGATTGTTGTCATTGTATAAACTCCGTTACTTTTCGACTTCGTACACGACCAGACTAGACGCGCATCTGTGACGTGAAGAAGAGTTGTCGTCCTCGACGCTTCGGTTTATTGCCCCAGCAGTGTAAGAGTTCCATTGCACTTTGAATGTGATTGCCGTTGTGGTGTTAGACGCTGACGTGGTGTCGTGGAAAGAACCTGCTAGTGTGTGCATCTGGTATTGGTTGCTGTTAGTAGTGTCACCAGAGCCAGCGTTATAGTCGTTATGTGACATTGTGGTTGCTATTCTAGAGCTAGCGTTAGTTGTGTTATGAATACTTTCCGTTATAGGCGACCCGTCACGGACCAACCTTATACCCCAAGTAAAATAACCAACACTTCCAGTTACCGAAGGGCAAAGGATGAACTTACTGTTTGTTGATTTTGGCGTAAGTGTCACAGACAGGCCAGTATCAACCCATGAAGAAGCAGATAAACCAGATGAAGTGTTTAAGACATCACTCTGTACCTGCAAAACTGTTCCGCTGTCGTTGATAGCAAGATCACCAATAGTAGGCACAGAACCATCTGCTAACTGGATTTGATCGACTTTGATTATACTGGTCATTGTGCGATCTCCATCAAGGTTAGCGTGGTATCGTAACCGTTGGTACCTGTATTGTAACTATTGCCAAGGCGCATAGTTCCATCTGATGAGGCCCAGACTGAATAGTTTAACACTGTGCCAGCACTCACTGCTGGATTGTGTAGTCGGTTAAACGGGATTGAATATATACCGTAAGCACCGCTCCAACTGCCCCCACCTGGATCAGACGTGTCCTGTGTCCAATAGGAACCCAGGTTCGACACCAACTGACGAGAGTAGTTTGATGTATGTAATGAAGTGTAATCGGCTGTGCTTGATGATGGGTTACCTGACTTATACCCCACAGCAACAGCCATATCGACATCCTGATTGTAGGAACTACGGGCAATCTGCAACATCACAAGGATGTCTGAATTGTCTAGTTTTGTTGTAATAGCTTTATCAAACAGCTTCGCCTCTGTTGCACTGACCGTCCACGTTGTGGATGTATGCATTTGCACGACCTGTACAATATGCCCTGGAACACTGACAGCATTACCCAAGTTAGGCTGGAGATTATCAACGTAGAGTGTACTCATTGCGCAATCTCCAAGAATGTTAGAACAGGTGTGGTTGTAGTGGCGTCCTGGTTGCCAGAACCATAAAACCTTTGGATGCCAGCATAGGCTCTGAATTCTAGGGAAATTGATTGAGTATTCTCTCCAGTGCCGCCCCAAACCCAGCTAGCATTTATTGGTATATGGGTGATTATCTCAGTGGAGCCATTTTGACCATCATAACCTGAACCCCAGACAACACCATCTACGCTCGAATTCAAACGCAGTAATGTTAAATTCCAGCCGCTACCTGCTGCGCCTCTTGTTGGAAACACACCTTGCACCTGTATAATATTACCAGCTTTTGCTGTAAGAGATAGGGTTGCAAGTGCTGCAAAGGAATTACTGGACCCGCTTCCATTAAAACTAGTAGTTGTCCAACGTGTAACATTTACCACATGCCCTGCTGGCGGTGTGAAACCTTGTGACGCATCCAACGTATGTCCACTTGGTACAATCACTTTGTTTGCATTAGCTCCAGTGGTCGGACCTTGTAGGTTCTGTACTGTAAGTGTTCCTGACATCTATACCACCGTTAGGTTACCGCTGACTGTTAGTGTCACGCCCGAGCCAATCGTTAGTGGCCCCGCGCATGATGCATTCTCGTCTGCGTCGATTGTTGTGTTTGCGTTCAGCGTCTGTGAGTTCACACGGAAGATGTCTTCAGGTGAAGATCCCACTTCACCGTTGTCACCTTTGAACAGACCGCCGCCTGTCGCAGTGCCTGACGCAATGTAGCGGCTATCTGCCTCTGCTTTGGTGTATGTGTCTGCAACTGCGAACGTGTTGTGTACGACAATGGTGACCTCGTCATCCACTGCACACTGCTCGTTGAGGATCACACTGCCACCACTAGATGCAT